CAGACGATCCGGCGCCGGCAGTTGCGCGGCAGTGCGGGAGATAACGCCAGCAGCAGGATCTGGAGCAGGTACCGGCGCCGGCATCGGGTTTTCGGCAGACGGCGACGGCTGAACCATGCGCGTGCGCGCCATGTTCCAAGATGCCTCTGCAGTGCTCTGGCCAAGGGAGAGCAAGCTCTCCAGCACGGCATCAGGGATGTTCCCTTCACCAGTGGCTGCCAGTTCGCCAAGATACTCGCCAACGCCCTCGCCGATAGTCTCCATGCCCAGTAGCGCGCCGCCAGTCGCCATGCGGCGCCCTAGGCGATCAGTGACCTTGCGCGCATTGTCTTGTGCCGCTCGCACGGCAGCGGCGATTTCAGGATTCGCCCGAGCAGCCACCACCGCAGCTTCGCTGGTCACGTCCACACCACGATCAACCAGCGCCTTGCGAGTAGCCGCCTCCAATGCAGTACTGCCGGTGCGCTGCACGGTACTGGCAAACTTGCCGCCAATGCCAAGCGTGAGAGCATCCACCCCAGTAATCACGCCACCTTTGATAGCGCCCTCACGCCTGGCCTGTGCCAGTTCTTCCTGGGTCACCTCGCCATCATCGGCTGCAGCCATGGCCTTGTTGCCGGTTTCCAACGCGGCGTTACCAAGGAACATGCCGGCCAGTCCACCGATTACGCCCCCCACGGTACCGCCTGCAGCCGTACCAACCCCCGGAAAGACGGACCCGATACCAGCGCCTACAGCCGCGCCACCTTTCAGGCCAGCCCAGCCACCGCCTAGTACTGCTGCAGCATTCGGCAACTGCTCGAGCACTGCCAGTCCTGCGCCGGCCGGGTTATCGACGATGGCACCGATGCCCTGGCCAATGGTCGGCAGCAGGCCAGGATCTTCACCCAGTGCCGCGGTGCGGTCTGCATAGTCAGCCTGGAACTGCTCAAGACGAGGATCGCGAGGCGCCTGCGCCTGCTCGACGGCGCGATCCGCGACGCCCTGCGTGTTGCCGGTGTAAGCATCGACGGTGGAGGCGATCGCGCGGCCAGTGTTCTTGGCTCCCTCGACAACAGTGTCGACGATACCGCTGGCCTTTGGCTTCTGCGGCTGAAGGCCAAACTCCTGCGCAAGACTGGAGCCGCCAGTGGATCCTGCCGACTCATTGGCCCCTAATCCAAACTCATCAGCCAGCTTGCTCATTGCCCCTCCAAACAGCCGCACCGTGCGGCACCGTTCAGAGAACGCTATGTCACTGGCCCACTTGGACAAGGCGAAAAAAATCCCCCAGTAGTGGGGAATTGTCAGAATGGACCGGAGCATTACGCCGTAGAGTTTTGATCAGGCTCGGCAACCATTCCTGGGTGATCCAGAAGGTTGTCGACGATCGCATCGTACTCTTGATGGTCATTATGATCTTTCTCACGCAACCACCAGAGCACGAATTTAGCCTCGGCATGGCTACGCGGCTTTATTTCAGCGAGCAGACCAAAGACAAACCATTCTCGAACAGTCGCTTCAGCCGGCCCATCACAGCTACTAAATGAGTTACGAAGCCAGTAGAGGTCGTTCCAATAATTGAGTTCATACAAGCAGTCAGTGAGAGTATATGGCAGCAAATCGTCATATTTTAAAAAGCGTTTCCTTACCGCAGCCCCATCATAGTCATGGCAACCTTTAAACTTCGGGCAACGCTTAAGCGTAGTTACACAGAAATCCTCGGCAGGCGTGTTGTTCCAAATAGTCTCCCCTGGAAATCTTGCGTTCGCCTCTCGCCTCTTCATCTCCTTTTCAATGGATCGCTCCGCCAACCCCTGAATATCAGCAAATCCAAAAGAAGAAAAAGCGGCGGCCCAATTTCCGGGATTGTCTTTGATGAGCTTCTGCGTATACCGCTTCTCCAACTCTTTAAACGGGGTCTTGATGTTTTTTGCCGCTTCCAGCGCAATTGCGATAAGCCCCTCCTGCCCGGTACTAATCACCTCACGCAACCACAGCAGTGCATCAACCTCTTTGTCGCCCGTGACAACCTTCTGAGGCGGCAAATCCTGAGCAACAAGGGCGGTCTCGTTGCTTGATTGAATTGGCGGCAAGCTGAACATGGCGCGATGTTTCTGGTTATCTTCCAGAAGTTTATTCATCGTTGCGCCCTCCTGTGTCCTTTCCAGAAAGCACTCTTCCTATCTTTCCTTCTGCGACCAGCTTCACCATGGTGAACTCGCCATCCCACCCCTTCTTCATTGGTAGCTTGTGCATGAGATAAAACTGATGAAGACGCTGCGCCCCTGCTAGCAACAACTGCAGGTCATACTTTATGAAAGAGTCACAGCCCTCAGCCGAAATGGTTCGCGGCTTTTCTGTCAAATAGCGGTCGCGTACCCTGCTTGCAACACGATACTTGGGGGAGCGCTCAGCATCGCGCTCGGAGTTATATATCCAGCCAAGCTCCAACAATGTCGCGTTCACCTGCTGAGTATTGACACCGTTAAGTCGCTTACAAAACTGCGTTGGAGTCTCTCCCGGCAGAAATAGATTTTCCAGGCTGTCAATTCGTTGCGCCTGCTGCTTGTTCTCAACCTGCAGCTTGGCCTTCTGCTCTTCCAAATCTGCCGCCAAACGCAAGGCATCAGCGAATGACTGGGGCAACGATGGCAACTGCACCTCGCGTTTGGTGAAGTACCCCTTGACCAATTGCCGCTGTACTTCCCAAGCCAAATCGTCGGTGAAGCTCTTGACCAGCATCAGGTAACCCGATTCGGTCAGCAGGATTCCTTTGGGCGTCCTGGGCGGGAATACACCCCCCAGCGACTGACGACGAATTTCGTCGGAATGCACAGTTAGGTAGTCCTCGGCCTCAATGAAGCGCTGGCGGTTCTCTCTGAAGTTGCGACCAGCAGTGCCGTCCGGCCGCTGATGCACCTTGTCCACCATCGCTAGAGTGACTACGCGCTGCCCGTTGAACTCAACGATAGGGATCTGCTGACCATGAATACTGACTGTGGGGGATGTGAGGTTTCCCATCATGCAGCCTCCCGATCGCACAGCGCGCGATCCAGATAGGTTTTCATCTGGCTCAGCTGCGACTCCAGCAGCCAGAGCACGTTCTTCTCATGCGTAGGCAGGGCACCGCCCTGCAGCACAACGGCCAGACCGATGGCTCGACCAAGGAAGGTATTGAGCACATCCTGATTCAGCGGCACATTGTCGGGCAGGCTGAATATCTCCTCCGGCGTAGTGGCGTCCTCAAGGTTGCATTCCACGGGCTTTGCGTTAGCATTCATCGGGTGAACTCCTTCCAAAGTTTTCACATCCGAAGCCTCAGGTGTTACCAGCACCTGGGGCTTCATCCTTTCAGGCGTCTGCCTGCTTGCCTCGCTGACTCTCATCTTGCTTCCTCGATTGTTCCAGCCTGTATATGACCTCGGCCGTCTGACTGCGCCGATTCAACTCTGCCTGCTCAGACAAATAGTTTTTCAACTCCTGCGGCAGGCGTAATTTGAACTGCGGATCAACTCGACTCATTTTCCCTCCATATGCATCACCGTGATGCATTGATTTAAATGTAGAACGGTGGTGCATTGATGTCAATACCACGGTGATGCATTCTTCATGAGGTGCGTTTAATGCACCCGCCACACAGAGAGCCGCATGAGCAGGAAAGACCCACAGTTCAACCTTCGCATCCCAGAGCTGCTTCGTGACAAGGTCATGGGGGCGGCGAAGGCGAATAAGCGATCCTCAACCGCAGAGATCATCGCTCGCCTTGAAGCCAGCTTTGATGCGGAGGCTGCAGGCTTCGCGCCTACTACCCCAGCAAGAAGCGCCGCCGGCACCTCGCTTGCTCGGCCACTCGCACTTGGGGATGCAGAAAGCCTCCTAGAAGCAGCTCGCGCAGCCTTTCGCAAAGAGCAGATCGCATTGCTCACCGACCAACTCATTGCAGAAATCGAGTTGACGGCTGTTCGCGGCGAAGGCACTGATTTCGACTTGACCATGACCGATTCGATTACCGAGAACATCGACAAGTTGGCCGCTTTGAAAGGGACTGACCCGCTTCAGGAGTACGCCGCCCTGATGGAGACGGTGGAAAAACGCCTGGACGAGGCTGCAGCCCCCAGCACAGGCGCCAAACGCATCAGGCGCACCCGCAGGCCTAAGGCTTAATCCCTCAGGGCAGGCGCTGGCCATGGATGAATGACCAGCTACCGAAATGGCTCTTGATAGTCTAGCGTCACAAGGCCACCAACCACGGATGATAGCCATGAGCGACTTGGAACAACGCGTTGAAGTGCTGGAAAAGCTACTCCTGAACCTTCAAGCCCAGACGGTTGGTATGCGCAATGCACTGCATGCCATTATTGAAACGCGCCACAACCCCGCCGCTCTGGACGCCATGCTGGCTGACTACAAACTCAAGCTCGAAGCTACTCTTGGGGCTTCAATCGCGTCTGACTCGGCGATTGAAGAGGCACTAGCGCTGCTTGATTTAATGCGTCTATCTGCGCAGAAAGACCGCTGACAGCTCCAGAACTTCGCGCATCCAGCTTCTCCACCACCTTGCCGGCCAGCCGCTCAAGGAACTCTTCATCGTCCAACAGATAATCAGACCCCGGCCTTGAATCCGCTCGTCCAAGTACTCTGCTGGCAAACTCGAACAGCGCATTGACGTTGCCCTGCAGGCGGCTTTGCCTACCGCGGCCATCGCTCGATGCTTTACTATCGTCCATCTCACACCTCCAGGCTGTGAAGCCCATGAAAAAACTGCTGATCACCACCGCCCTGCTCTCGTTCTCCTGCCTGGCCCAGGCTGGAAACTTCGCTACGTGCTTGCTCGACGAGCTGCCCGGCGTCCAGAACAACAACGCCGCGGGTGCGGCTTATCAGGTGTGCAGCGCCAAGTATCCAGAGCGCTACGCTGGCGTTGCGCAGGGATCCGGCCGCGGCTTCTGGGGATACGAATCTGGCGCCGAGTGCGCGCTGAAGAAAGCGCGCGACACTCGAAGCCAGGATGCAGCGGGGATGATTCGAGTAGCCTGCAATCGCCTGTACAACAAACAATGCTCAGCACTGGCTACCGAGTTCGGTCTGAACTGCAACTGATCAACTGACGGCAACACCCTGAGCAGTAAGAGCCCTGATGTAGTCGTCGATTGAAACGCCATCCTCCTTGGCAGCCTGCTCAACCTCCTGCCGAGTTACGCTCATTCTGCGACTGACACCACCCGTCGATACCGGCCGCCCAGTAGTCACATCGATCAGCTGCGAGCCGCGGATATCACGACCGCTCTCGTCACGTCCGATGATAATGTCCTGCGACTGGTACCGGTCTTTCGCCGGCGTGCTTAGCGAGGTGTAAGCGCTGCGCGCCGCCTCGCGCTGATCTGCGCTCAGATTAGGATCTGCGATCTGGTCGCGAAGAGATTGCAGGCGCCGCTGATCTTGCGAAACAAGCGCACCCTGATCGACTTCCTGAGACAAGCGTTGACGCTGCAATTGACCAGTCAGGCGTTCATCGATACCGGAGAGGATGCTTTGCTGTGCCTGCTGGTTCTGCAGGCTGGTCTGGGCCTGACGAGCATCGAGGCGGGCATTTTGGATATCAGCGATGCTCGGCGCGCGGGAACTGTCACGCACGACAGTCACCCGACCACCGCCCTCGCCTATTTGCCCCCGGCGGCTGATTTCGATCATCCGCTGCCTTTCTTGGTTTGCACGCTCAAACCGACCAAGAGCCAACTGGCTATCGCCAGGCTGCATTTGGGAGAACGCCCCAATGCCATTGCCGATGCTTGGCGGCGTCCTGCCATTGACAGTGATCATTGACTGCGTCTGACCAACAGCATCAGCCTGCACTGGTGCAGAAGCTTGATTCGGCATGTCTGAAGCAATGCTTTGCGCCTGCGTCGGTGCAGCGGTGCTTTGAACCGCTGGAGCAGCCTGCGCCGGGGTAGACATTCCGTCGATGATGCTTTGCGGTTGCACCCCGAGCGCTGCCCGCGTGCCGGCCTTAACCTGATCGGACGCCTGCGAAGCGCGATCAATACCCTGCGAAAGGGTCGCCGATGCCGCGTCTGCATAGCGATTTGCGCCACCCGGAAGCGTGCTTGGGTCGCCACCAGCAAGCCTTGCGATTCCGCCGCGAGCGGCGTCGAGGCCTACGGCGAATGGAAGCGCCGCACCACCTGCGACAATCTCTGCGCCGCCAGCCAGCCCTGAAAGTATGCCGCCAGACTGAGGTGGTCGCGGGACGCCAGCCGAAACTGGCTGGATGACACCACGCGGCCCGCTGACTGGTTGGCTCATTTGCGCTTGCATGCGATCGGCACGCGTCGTCGTTGGCATATTGGAGATCAGCGGGTTCTCACCTTGGCGCCGGCGCTCCTGATCTTCCTGCGTTTGGTATTGAACGGCCATGCTGCCTCTCCAGAGTATTCGAGTTATGCCAAACCTATGTCACCAACCGCAATTCGCAAGCATCAGTCAGATGATTTCCATCGCCGACCTGAATGCAGTCCAAAAACCAGCCGGCGGCGGCACAACACCACCCGCGCCAGCAACCAGAAGCGCGCCCATCACCAGATCGGCGCCAGGCAGTTGTGCGGCAATGAACGACCCTGAATCCGGCCCTTGCTCAATCGTTGCAGAGGGAGCCCAGCGCACGCCCTGCGCTAGTGGGGAGGGGATGAAATCTGGGTCGTAATCAGCCGTGAAAGTAACCATCAACGGCAGCTCGCCCGACGCGACGTAGACGGTACCGCTCGACTGATCAGCCCCTGTCTCTGTCACGCCCTCGACAACAACCAACCCGTCGAAGCTAGCCGAGGCAATAACCCCTGGATACAGACGCACCAACGCTGGAAACGCATCGCAGCGCGAAGGGTCAAACACTGACCAACCCCCAGAAGTCTGGCTTTCCCAGTTCCACCAGCTGGCGTAGTCACGGTTAACCGTCTCAGAACTCGCCGATATCTCAGACAGGTTTATCGGAGAGAAGACCTGAACATAACCAGTTGCCATTATGTGAAATCCTCTGCGCGAACCAGCCTGCATTCCCCGTTGGCGTAGTACGCCAATCCGTTTGGCATGTACTCAAACGAGAGATCTTGCGGCTGCATGGCCTCATCAAACTGAAGTGCACGGTACTGGCGCACCACCCCTTCAGCCGACACAAGAAAATACGTCCGCACAACGACGCCAGCGCTCGACTCTTCACCGTAGAAGACCATGTTGTCGCCCGTGCTACCCAAATCGCCAAAGTCGTAGTACTCCGAAAGCATGGCCATGGTGAACCGGTGAATCTCCACCGCGGCAGCCGGCGGCGTGTCCTTGTCCGCGCTCGGCACGCATCGCATGACCCTCAGATCATCACCATCCCAACTGCTGACCAGCACCACATCGCCCACCAAAACACCAACGGTGTCGGACTCTGCAGCGACGCGGCGCAGCACTTCAGCGCCGCCAGGTGTGTAGGTGTACAAGTAGCAGTACCCGGTGTTGAAGTCTTTTACCGCCCGATAGAAAACAGCCACCGCGACCTCCTATTCCCTAACTTTCAAAGCTGTGCCGCAGTAATAAGCACCTGCCGGCGAGCCGTAATCGGCCAGCAAGGACCAGGTCGCGCCAGAGTCAGCACTGATGAATGTTTGCCCACCCTCGACTCCAGGCTCGCCGGCAGACTGGCCAAGGCCGCCGAACGTGATGATCACCGTCGCCTGGCGAACGATTACACCGTCGACAGCACGCTCGGCCACCGGGCAATCGATCGACCCAATAAAAAGGTTTGTGCGCAACTGTCGTTCCGTAATAACGGCGCCTGCGACCGACAATTCATTCAGGTTGCTGTCGTAGACCATGACGACGAGATCGCCGCGGCTGTTGAACACGCCGGGGCTTATCTCGATCTGGTCAGTAGCAGGAAACAGATACTTGCCATTTCCTATGTAACGAACACAGGAGAAACGGCTTTCTACGATGTTCCGGCAGTACCGTTGCGGTATCAGCTCGCTGAGCACCATCACCGCACCAGCCGCTGTCAGCGCGACGATATCGATGCTGGTTTCGGTAGTGCGTGCACCAGCGCTGTAGTCCACATCACTGGAGAAGAAGACGGCGTAGGCTGTTTCACCGTCCGTATCGATTCCTATCGGAAACGAGAAGTCATGAGGCTGCCCGTCAGTCGGATCAATCATCGCCGCCACAGGTCCGGTGATCAGATCCTTCGTCAACCCGCCTTCGCTCCAGCGATATGCATACACAGCATTGAACGGGGCGAACCCTTCATCTACAGATGCATAGTTGAGGTGCAGGACAACAGCGATCACCATCCCTGAATCAAGCCGAGCCAGCATCGCTGGGTACAGGGTGTTTGACGAATACACATCATCAACAGGATCCAGCACCGGGACCATAAGCGGCTCTGAGCCGAGCCGCGTGTCATCCAGAGAGAACCACGGCAGATCAAGGTATGGCCCGGCCGACTCGGGTTGAATCCCCCTTACCACCCCAAACCACAGCCCCTTCGCGCCGTACCGATCATCATCGTTTCGCATCTCTGCAACGACATGGATCACCAGCAGCGTATCGAAATAGGCCTGCCCATCATCATCGACGCCCGTGCTCAGTTGTATCGCGCGCGCCCACGGCTGCTGGGCAGCACTGAATACCGTTGCAGCAGAACTACCAGGGTCGTATGCCGGCGGCGAAATGCGCTTGCAGAACGGCAACGCTCCGGCTGTATCCCACAGCGCACTATCGGAAACAGCGATCGACCAAGTATGCGATGGCACCTCATGGTCAGATACTTCCCAGCCATCGTCGCCAACGCTGTATCGAGCGCGCGCGATAGCCGGCGAGTAGAGATTCAGCAGGTAGACAATGTTGCTATCTCCACGCCCCACGAATGCATATGGGTTCACCACGTAGGGTCCAGGCATATAGAGCGGCACGGTCAGTTCGACGACGCCGATTCCCTGCCGCACCGAAAGCGACGGCTGAATGCGACTCTCAATGACGCTCACAGCCGGTTCCAACGTGCCGCCGAGCACCACAGGTAGTGGTGGGCATCCAGCATGATCAGGAAACAGGCTCGCCGGCCCACGGCTCCACGCACGCGCTATATCGTCCCTACCACCAGGCAGATCGATCAGTGGGCAATGCGTAGGCTCGTATCCAGATCCAGGCCCGCCGACCAGAGCTCTGCCCGGTACAGCCACAGTTCCAGGGGTGTCGATCAAGTAGACTGTCGCCCTATTGCCGACCCGCGATGCCTTCATGATGTAGCCGTCGAAGATCCTCGATCGCGTTATGTTCATCGCCCCGGGCAATGACCTGGCAAAGCGCACAGCCTCGTCCCGTAGCCACGCGGCCGAGACCGCAAGCAGCTTCACCGTGACGCCAAGCCGGAAATTCACTGTCACGCACCGCCGCTAAGGATATTGGCATTCAACGTCGACGCGGCGCTTGCTGCCGACGATGCGATATCTCCATATGCCCGCACGGCCTGGCCAAGCGCGTTGTTGCGGGTATCGCTTGCCACGGCGCCAACGGCGATACGTGACTTATCCAACTGCCCATTCATGCGCAGGTTTGCCGCCTGCAGGCGCAGTTCCTCGAAGCCGAGTTGCACACGCCAGTACGACGAAAGAGAATCTTGGAACGTCGCATAGGCCTGCGTCCTGATCCTGCTGGCCTCCAGATCCTTGTTCGGCAGTTCGATCCACTGCCGGTAGAAGTCGGCCATCGCCTGCAGCACACCGATCTTCAGGTTCAAAGCCTGCTGCTGGGCAAACTTCAGCAGATCGAGCTTGATCTCTGCGTCGCGCACAGTCTGCGCACGGTTGACCTCACCAATCGCATCACTGGCTCGCTCTTCTGCCCGGGCAATCGCCTTCAGCATGGCACCTGGCGGCGCACTGAACCCGCTAGCCGAGAACTCCGAGCGGATCTGCTCAACAGCACTGTTGCGCGCTCGATATTCACGATCCCGACTGTCGTGCCAGACCGCCTCGAATACTTGCTTGTTCAGCCCGAACGGCTTCTGCCCGGTGATGATTCCAACCAGCCACTCTTCCGGCGCATACCGCAGTGCGCCCTGCAACTCAGGAAAGTACTTATCCAGCCACTGCTCACTTTCCGAGTTCAGGAACTGGATCGTTGCACTGCTGTTGTCCGGAGAAAGAAGATCGCCAAGGCTGGTGGGCACCGGCATGTTCACCGTCTTCTCGGTGAACGCCAGGTTTCCGCCAGAAACCTGCGGCAGATATGTCGATAGCCGCCCTTCTGCAGCTCTGGCATTGCCAAGTGCAGTATTCGCAAAGGCGAATAGCTCAGCAATGTTGTCGTCTATACCGGCCATGCTATCCCCTCCTGCCATAGCCACGGCGCTGGGTCACGCCAACTTCAAGTTCAACGCTATCGATGGTCGCGTACGTTGCGTCAGCCAACTCCAGACGCACATTCCAAGTCCGGCCGGTCACGCCCTTCGCCAGGATCGATCGCTTCTGCGCGCTGTCGCCGACCATCTTGTAAACCCGCTCAGGACCATCATCGGTGCACAACCTCAGGTAGCACTCGCCATCGGTACGCAATCCAACGAATGCCATGGCCATGCGCTTCAGGTGAGCGTCGCCGTAGTCAGATGCGCCGAAGTCGACCAGGGCACTGATCACTTCTTCGCTTTCACCACCCAGGCGGTACAGCCCATCCTTGCGCCATGCATAGGCCTGACCTTCGTCATAGGTGAAGCCGAGAAAATCGAAGTCGCGATAGGTGGTCAGCGCGCCGGTCATGAAGTTGACCGCGTACTGCAGGGCCTGCTGGTGAGCAGCAAAGGATCTGGACAGCACCGCAATGCGCTCCATGGCGATCATCTCTATGATCGAGCCAATATGCGCATCATCCGAAAACGAAATGCCGTCCTCTGCAGCCATCTCGAGGACGATGATCATGTCCGCACTACCGGCGACTTCGAGCGAGTCCAAAGCAACCAGCAACAGCGCACTCTCAAGCACATGCAGTTCGGTTGCGATTATCGCGTCGCTGCCGTCGTATACCCCTGCATCCAGATACGGCACCTGGGTATACACGACGGGTATGCACGGCATCGATACCGCTACGAGATTGAATGGCTGCTCACCAATTGCAGATCGAACCGGAAGCTCTGCGGAAAAACGCAGCGCCTCTCCCTGAGCGCCAACAGCACTACACAGGACCGGCGGCGTCAGCCCAATGAAACTGGTCAGGAGCTCTTCGACACTTCCTAGCCTCGCGCTAAGCGATATTGCCGGTAATTCCGACTTCACCCACTGCGCACTCGACTCAGTCCCGATAGCTGCGATCAGCCCTGGTAACTCAGCCTCGAAGCGAATCGACCCAGTTACTGCAACCGCCGTTGCCTCCAGCCTGATAAGAGGCATACGGATATCGACTGCCGTGTAGTCGGCAGTTTCACTGATCGCGGCCACCAGACTGAGAATGTCGCACTCAAACGATATCGGCGATTCGGATGCAGCGATCTCCGGTGAATCGACATAATCACCAACGCTATACAGCAATGCCCCGCCGTAAATCTCCCCAGCGGAAGGCACCGCCGATGCGTAGACCTGCGTCCCGTTAATGCTGTAGGTCACGGCGCCGTTAAAACGCTTGATCTCGACAATGGCTTGGGCTGGAAGCGGCTGTGGTCCGTATACCGCAATGCCGCTCTCGACAATGGTGTACTCGTCTCGCCTGGCTACCAGGCTATGCGTCATAGCGCCGATAACAGGCTCGTAGGTTCGACGGCTGAACCCGATCTGCACACCAACCGGCGACGGCGGTAGCACTCCACGAAAGAATCCGATCGCGGGAACCTGGGCCAGGCTGCGAGCGCCTGCGCTCCATCCCGTGTTGTTTCCGTAATCGTAGCGTGACGGTGAGCCAGGCACTGCCGGAATAGCCGGATAGCAGACTTGGTCGCCAACCTTTGTAGGTGTGTAGGGGCTGTAACCAGATTGACCACTTACGCTTGAGGCCCCGGCGGCCAACTGATTGTAAATCCCACTTGGGATATTCAGTTGCCCGCTCGACGTATAGTTACTGGTTGGCAGCGTCACATAGGGCGATACTGCCTTTCCCGAACCGCTACTGCTGCCACTGGCAAACGCGAAAGACCGCTCTGTCGAACCACCAACACAGAACGCCGCTCTTCCCGGTACGGGAGGAACGGCCGGCACATAGATCAGCTTCTGAGTCCTGGCCAGGCGGTTGCCCATTACTGCTCCGGAATAGCGAGTTGGAACAGTTCAAACGAAAGGGGCTGACCGTTCACCAAGGGGAGCGTGGCAATAAACATGTCACTCCCAAGCACCCCCGCCGAACCCTGGAAGCGAACAGCAGAAGCACTAGCATCCCCTGCGTCGCCACTCAACACATAGCGGAAGAAGGTCGGGGTACCATCGGCCTCATTCGTGCCGACCCAGGTCTCGGCGACGTTCTTCACCAAGATTCCGCCTGGCGCCGTTGCCTCGAATGTGACAGGCGTGCCGCTACCCCCGGCGCTGATTTCGTTGAGCAACACGGCACTGCCGAGAGCCGCATCAGCAGATGCTGGAATAGCCCCCGAGTAGATTCGGATCAATCCACCGTCCAAGGTTTCCTTGAGCGATCCACTGATGGCAAGCGCCTGGCGAAATCCGGTACTGAGCTTGATCATGATCGTTCTCCTAGATCACGTTGGTGGGAATGTAGGTAAGGCCGCACACCAGCCTGGCTTCGAGCCCAACGGACAGTTGTTTGGCGGTAGAGAAGCGGACAACCGACAGCAGCAGCCCTGAGTTGGCGCCCTTGGTGGGGTTAGAAACGATGAACGAGCCGTAGACAGTGCGATCGGCGGTCGGCGTGTAGACGGCTTTGGCATCGACGTTGTCGTAAGTGCCTGCACCGTTGTAGTTACGCTGCCAGATCGGTCGAGTGGCTTCGCTGTACTCAACGAACTCCCCCATCACCGCAGGAATGTCCGCGGCCGATGTATTCGCGTCGGCGAGGAAGTTGTTTCGGAACAGGCCGCAGTAGAAGTTCGGTACCGGGGCAACGTCGCCGAACGGGGACTGGATCAGGAAATCGATACCGGCCTGCGGGATGCGGTTGTACTTCACTTCACGGGCAACCAGCAGACCGGTTTCCTTGTCGTAGAGCTCCAGCTCATGGCGAAAGCCCAGTACTTTCAAATGGTCAGAGTGCATCGCCTATCTCCAGATCAGCAAAGTCGCCAGTGGCGAGGTTGTTCGGCTTGGCTTCGCCACGCATGGTGGTCACCACCATCGGAATGCCGTTGTTTTCAAGCACGCCAGCAGCCCCCGAGTACGCAATGTCGGGCGCATAGTTCTGGCGGTTAGGTAGGGAGATCTCGCCGGCCGCGTTGCCGATAGCCATGCCATATCGGGTAAACCAAGCAACGCGCATATCTGGAAGGCGTGCAGCAGATCCGCGCACAGCCCTCATATCGAGCACAGGAACCTGGTTCGGCGTGCCGGTATCGAGTCCGGTGACAAAGTAGGTGCGATCAGCAACCACATAGACGCCGCCCTCGGTCGGAGCGATGACGGTCGGTTGCTCCGGGTACTGCAAGAACCCCGCGACCGGATCCATCAGGTGCGGGGTCATCGGCGCCGTGAAAACCACGTAGTTACCGCACACCCCGACCAACAGGGAGTGGAATGCAGCCAGCATCGAGCAGACTGGCAACGGCACAAGCCCAGCAGTTGTGAGCCTGGCGGTTTGATCATCGACACCGGTAATCGCCATCGCGCCACCGATCAGCGGCCCCTGGCTGTAGAGCGTCGCGCCATTGGCAGGACTGACGTACACCTGCAGAGGCCGGCTATCATCGCTGACCACACGAAACGCCTGACCCTCTGCGAGCCTGAAGATGACCGGCTCGACGCCGGACTCTTCGCCGTCAGCACCGAACGCTGTGACCGCAACTTTGTAGATGCCAGCCGGCAGCGCACCTGCGATCAGCTCAACGTCAAAACCAGGCGCCGGGACAGCCCAGGGCTTCACCACTCGGCCATCAGTACGCAAGCTGTCGAAAGCGCCGCTCAGATACACCTGGCCATTGAGGACAGCGCCAGCAATGTCACCATCAGCAGCCATGCTGCCAATCACCTGGCTTGAGTCGGAATCAGCGCTGTAGCAGCTGATGTCGCCGCCGTCGACGAACACCACGCGCCCGGACAGAGATACTGCAACGCGCACGTTGTCGCCTGCCGCAATACGCTGGTAGCCAACCCGAGTATCAAGCTGGCCACCCTCACCCGGGTCAAGATTGACGAGATCGCGCACAAAGCCAGCAGGCAGCCGCTCGGGCTTCGCGACGTTGTTCGCGCCCTTGGCCCAGTTGTCGGTGCGGATGGTGTCCATGCTCACCCCCGGTACCGAATGGAGCGAGCACCACCACGACGACGTAGCTCGTCCTCGTAGATGCGCTGGCACTCGTAGTTGAACTCGGCTAGGTACTGGCCAGCCTTCACAGCGTCGAAGATCTCAGCATCCTTGACGTTGTAGGCGCGATGCTTGATGAACAGCAGCAGGTACTCGCGGTGAACCGGGTTCACGTCGACCAGCTTAGAATCCTTGGCGAGTTCCTTGATCGGACGGCGGATCGCCTGCAGCACGACCTTGCCGCTCTCGCGTGGCTTCGGCACCAGACGCATGCGCCCTACGGCAGAGTTGGCGAGTAACACGCAAGGCCTGCCAGTGGTCGGCAGGCGGGAACGGCGTATCTCCGCTGGGGAACGCACGTCGATCGGCCAGTTGCGCTCACCGAGGAAAAGCTCGGCGTCGATCACGTCGATTATGTAGGCCGGGTATTCGATTTCATCTTCACCGGCGGTGAACTCGACCTCGATACCGTCGCCAATGATGCTCTTGGTTCTTTCAGCGAAAGCCGCCAGAGCCCCATTCGTGAAGCGGACCAGTTGGCCATCGCTCCAGAAATAGGGGTCGACCAGATCCTTCTCGTCATCACGGAAGGCCTTGATCAGGTCGCTGACGGTTTCGTAGGCCATGATCAGTCGTCGACGCCGTCGTCGTCTTCGTCTTTATCGCCAGCACCCAGGCTCTCGACGAACTTCGGCCAGGCGGCCTCGTACTGCACCTTGGTGACTTTGAAGCCGACCTGCTTGCTTACGGCTGCGAGCTTGGCTCGCCCGTCGCCTTCCAGTTCATCAGGGGCTTGGCGCTCCATCACCGCAGTGATCGCAGCCAGAATCAGGTCTTCCTTGGTAGGCCCAGCGCCACCACCTTCGTCATTCAGGTTCAGACCGACAACGTCGCAGCCCTCGCCCACTGCCTGCTTACGGAAGCGGTCGGGAATGATGCTGCCAGGCTTGCCGTCGGAAGGATCGATGCGATAGATCACGCAGGAATGGCCGTCAGTATTGGCCAGGTGCAGCATATCCAGGCCTTTCGGCGGCAGGAATCGCGGTGCATTGCTCATGAGGTTGCCCCTCTAAAGGTTGAAAAGAGAGGGGCCGAGTCACCCCGGCCCCGTTGCACTCAACCCTGAGTGCTCTGGGTGCGCTTGCCGACGATGTACTCGACGAACAGGCGGCACTTACCAGTGGTGGCTACGGCACCGGTCGACGCATAGGTGACGATCAGGTTGCCCTGAGCCGGCATCGCATAACCGGTAACGTCCAACTCGACCACTGCGAGCGCTTTCACGTCCGCAGGAGTGGCGGTGTAGCGATCGTCATCGACCGAGTCGCCGACCTTCAGGGTTGCGGTAGTAGCCGCGTTGAAGGTGGTGATGGGCTGGATGAATCCGCCAGTGACGATGGCGCCACCGGGCAGTTCGATCGCTGCCTGCACTGCGCCGTCGGAGAAGTCCGCCAAGTTGATATCGACCCAGGCAACCAACGGGGCCTGGCGCTGATCGTTCTTCGTGATGCTCATGATTCAGTCCTCAGTTGCTGGCCGGGAGTCCCGGCCAGCTTTGCCAGAAACCCCGGGATCAACCCAGGAACAGATCGATGGCGAGCACGCCGAAGTCCTCGACCGACTTGTCGTAGATCGAGTAGAACTTCGGCTTGAGCAGGCCAAACATCTTGTCGACGCTGATGCCGACCTTGGAGTCGTAGTCGAACTTCTTCTCGACCCACTCCGGTACACCCAGGTCAGCCATGCCCAGCGCCTGAGCACCGCACAGCAGCGCGCGGGTACCGTTGACATTGCCATCGGCGCCCCACTTGTTGCCGGCCGACGCGCCAGTGGTGCTGTACACCAGGCGGTGTTCATGGATCACCGCGCCGTCGATGGTCACAGTGCCCCCAGTGAACCAGGGCGAGCTCTTGCCATCCTTCTGCGCCAGGGCCACCACCGCGCGCTGGTAGTCCGCGTCCTTCTTCAGCTGAGCCAGGGTGCCCGGCTTCACCAGAATGACGTAGTACTCCTTGCCACCAGCCATCAGTGGCTTGATGTAGTGGTCCTTCGCATAGGCGACGGCATCCACGATCATCTTGTAGCTGGCCACGAACGCACTGGTGATGCTGGCGGTGTTGCTGGTGACGAGGTTGGTGCCGTTCCACATCAAATGCCGCTTGGACGAGGGGGCAGACACGTCGGCAGCAAAGGACAGCGATGGGAACGGCGACCCAACGCGGGTGCTCCCGTCGTTATGCAGGGCATACGAAATGCCCGACAACGTCAGGAAGACGAGCTGATCGATACGGTTGGCGAGCCAGTAGGCCAGGCGATCGCGGGCCTGCTCGCGGAAGTTGATGACGGTCTTCTGGTCCGCCATCTTGCCCTTGTTGCGCACTTGGTGAGAGATGAGATCGATGTTCAGCTCGACCTCGAAGTTCTGCATCTCTTCTTCGTTGCCTTCGCGCTCGTTGTCACCGATCACGCCATCCTCGACCAGATCGGCGACGAGCTGCATCAGCACCTTCTCGCCTTTCTCGGTCTTGGTCAGCTCAGTGATGCGCTGAATCATCGCGCCCGGGCCGGTGCCCAGGAATTTTTTCACGAACATCTGATCGCGGGCGGCGCTCCATACATCGCGCGACCAGACGATCTTCTGCTTGCTGTTCAAGCGAGCAAAGTTGGTAACAGCCATGGCTGCTCTCCTCGTCAATTTATGTCGTCGTGTCTGGGTTGTGTCGCCACCCGAGCGAGGACAGGCTTTTGGGGAGAGCCAGAAACTCTGTTGCAGCTTTACGCCCTGCCTGGCGGGAACACCGTGTCTCGGTGAGCGAGCAGCCTTGCTGCGGGGTTAAATGCCCCTGGCCTTTCGGCTCAGGGGCTCCCTTTCAACCCTGGGCCATCCCTCGACCCTGGCTGTCTGGTTATGTCACTGGCGGGCGCCGTCAATCCTTTTCACTGACAAAATCACCACGCGCCTTGCGCTTCTCAGATTCAGGCAGCGCGTCGAACTCGTCCTCGGACAGATCGGCGTAGTCAACGTCCTTGCCACGCTCGCCGACGCCAGGCATGACTGCTGGGATCTGCTTCTGCCGCTCGACGTTGCGCTCGATCTTCTCTTTGCTCAGATTCGGCTTATCCTTCACCGGCTTATCTTTCCCATCGTCGCCATCATCCTTAGCCTCAGGTGCGTAACGAGGCGCGACCTTCTCCACCGCCGCAGCGACCGCCTTCGACGGCGACATACCCTTGCGCAGGTAGTAGTCACGGCGCGCGATCACATCCTCGATCGCTTCCTGATTGGATTCTTCCGAGTCGTTGTTTAGGAACGGATACTTGGTCAGAACGTCATTGAGCACCTTCTGCAGGCGCTCGGTTTCGGCGCTTTGGTCGCGCTTCTGCAACTCTTCTTCAGCGGCCTTCTTCGCATCCTGGCCAGCCTTACTCTCGAAGAGCTTCAGCTCTTCGGCGCGGATCTCGCGACGAATTTCCTTCGCTTTGTCCGCGTCACCATCGAGGATGGCGGCCATGTAGCGATCTTCGGCCGCGTCGAAGTCATAGGTCGCCGGCTTCTCCGGTTTCTGTTCTTCCGGCTTAGGCGCAGCGCCCTTGAGTCGCGCGTTTTCCTCTTCCAGGCGCAGGCGCTCTTCACGCTCACGCTTCAGCGACTCGTTCACTTCATGGAAGCGCGAATGCGGCACGACCTTGGATTTACCACCCTCAGCCAGTTCTGCCAGGGCCTCGGCATCGAGATCAGGATCTTCGTCAGCATCAGGATCATCATCACCGCCCTTACCGCCATCGCCGTCATCACCCGGCTCTTCATCCGGATCGTCTTCGGCCTCGGTCAGATCAGGGTCGATATCGTCGCCGCGATCGTCGTCGCCCTGCTCGTCTTCCGGATCTTCGTCCTCGTCCTCTTCTTCCTCTTCTTCCTCGAAGTCGGAATGCAGAGTTTCCGGGTCGATATCGTCGGAACAGTCGACCAGGGTGTTGTAACGCATGCCCAGCGCCAGGTCGGCGCTCGCGTGTTCGGGTTTCATGGCCATGGGTGCCCCCTTGATTGCCGTTGGTGGGTTACTTCTTGGTGATCTGCTGCATGGCGGCCATCTTTTCCTTGGCCATCGCACGGGCCGCAGCCAGGCGCTTCGGGTCCTTCTCGATTTCCTTGGCTCGCATTAGGGTCCGCATGTCTTCCTCTGCCTGCCATTTCTTGTCGTCGCTCACCGGTGATGCAGAACCTTTCATGCTGGTGCTCCCTCGATCTGCTGCGTTTCAATGCCGCTCATGAGCCCCACGCCAGGGTTGGCCGGCGTGATGGGATTGGTGTTGGTCGGTAGATTGCCGGCGATGCCAGCGCCCCCTTGGAGCTCAGGCACGATCGGCGGAAGGTCTTGATCGATGTATCCGGCCGAGCGCAGCAGTGCATCGGCGAGTCCTGCAGTCAGTGGATTGGTTGCGATCACACCAGCGGTCTGGATTGCGCTGTACTGCGCTTCGACGGAACGATTCACCGTCTCCTGGCGTGTTTTGTCGGCCTGGGCCTTGGCAAGCTCTGCGCGGGCCTCGTTGAGCGGATCAGGCTGAGCGGTGGCCTGCTGCTCGATCGCATCGATAATGTCGTTCTTGTCCGTGACGTTGCTGTGCTTGATCACGAACGAGTCAGGGATGCGCACGCCCTTCTCGCGCATTTCCATGATCTGGGTGAACTGGCTGTTCTCGAAGGTCACCTGCATCGGCTGCTCGGAGACAACCACGCTGTATTCGCCAATGGTCAGGTCGTTCAGTACGCCGCCTTCCTCGGTCGGATAGTTGACGTACAGGTCTTCGGTAACCGGGCGCCCGCGGCTGTCCTGCTCGGTGATCTTGAGAATGCGCGGCTCGTCGTAGAAGTCCTGTATCAACTCAAGGATGCGTTTGGCCATCATGTTGCGGGTCTTGGCCAGGTTATCCAGCGGCACGGCCAGGCCCTGCTGGGCAGCGAACTGGCGAGACTGGATGGCCACGCCGCTGATCTCGCGGCCCAGGTTGCCGGTCATGGCGTCATTGATGCCGGTGGTCTCGTCGATCAGTTGGCCAGCACGCTCGATGACGCGATCGATCCCGGTGGGGACCTGGTTGGGCTGGATCTTCTGCGGCTTTTTCTCGACCGGGGTTTCATCCTTGAGCACGATCGCGAGCCCGGTTTCTGCGCCTCGATCAGCCAACTCATCGTCCGACATGTTCGACAGGGTGTTTGCCCACCACACCCAGCCGCTGTTGGCTGTGGTATTGATCGTGTGCAGGAACTGACTCATGGACTTGTTCAGCAGCTGCTGCGGGCCGATCGCGTCATCCACCAGGCCGGTGGTCTTGCCGCGACGGAAGAACGGGAAGAACGGCACGACCGTGAAGTGCTTGAACGGGCTCCACTCGTCGAAGAGCGTGTAGTTGTAGGTGGTGATCACCCAGCGCACGCGACGAATGCGGCGCTTTGCCCGCACCACACCCTGCGCTGCCGCGATCTGCTCTTCGGTCATACCCTCGATGGTGCGGATATCACCGGTCATGGTGATCAGCACGTCGGCATTCTCGGTCTTCCAGAACTGGCGCTCGATCACCCGGACGCGCTTGCTGCCGTCTGCAAGGGTGGCAGAGCCCATGTAGCCGGTGCTGCCGGTATCCTCGTTGCCGAACTTGTTCCGCTCTTCGTCAGCCTCGTCGTCACCGAAGTCCTGATCTTCAAGGTCTTCCTGCTCGCACTTGTCGCGAGCTTCCTTGCCATACAGATCCTCGATCTCGTCCAGGGTCAGCCAGCGCGTGATGATCACGTCCGACCACTTGTCCGGGTCGTAGCTCTTGGCGTCTGGATCGGGGATAACGTCGAGCGGGTCCAGATCGGTGATAGCGATCTCGCCCATTATCGAATCTTGATAGCTGATGCGGATGTCGAAGTAGCCGCGCTGCTGGATCAGGCCATCGGAGAAAACCTGCGTCTCGATCCAGTGCAGGCCCGTGTTGTCGCCCACCTGCTTGGCCACCTTGCTCAGTACCTTGGCCTTTTCTTCGTCGGCGCCCTGGCCGCGAGGCTGGAAGGCGATATCCATGCGGTTCTGGATCTGGTACCCGATTGCGGTGTTGAGCTTTGGCTTGACCTGATTGAACTCCAGGGCCGGACGCCCCTCGGCCTCGAGCGCCTCGCGATCCTCTGGCGTCCACTGCCGGCCGCCGCCCAAGTAGAAGTTTTCGCACTCGCGCGCTTTCCGGCAGAAGCTCTGATGGCCCCGCATGCGCCCGTACTCGTAGCGCTGCCAGTTTTTGTTCGCCTGCTCGTCTCGGTTTCCGGACATTCGCTACGCACTCATTGCTGATTTGCGGCCTCTGCCGGCGATAAGCCGGCGCTTCCATTCCGGCACTTCTATGTCACTGGAGGCGATTGGCAATGCGAACGTGAGCGCCAGCGCGTCGCCGGCATCAGGGGACTTCTTCAGCTCTTTCTTGATCTCTTCCTTCGAGTTGAGCTTGATCTGGCCGTTAGAGCTATAGCGGTAGCCGGGCGCAGTGAGGTCGGCGTGCAGCTTGTCGCAGTCAGGAATGCTGGGCGGGATTATGTCGGCAATCCACTCGGCCATTTCCCCCCACATTTCAGAGCGCTTGTTGAAGTACTTGCGCTGGTCCGTGGCCTTGCCACCGAAGTTCACCGCCGTGACGCGATCGCCATAGCCCAGTTCCACCAGGCGATCGTAGATGCCAGCGCCCAGGCCACCGATATCGACGAAGACGCGGCGAATCGTCTTGTCGTCTTCGAGCATCCTCACGACCACCCCGACCACAGCCATGGTGTCGAACTGGTCGATCTTCTCCAGCCCCCAGGCCTTGCGCCCCTGGCGGTGAATGATCGCGGTGGAGTCATCGCCGAAACGTGCAGGGTCGACGCCGACAACGTGAGCACCGATCGCCTGCAGGTGAGCCGGGTTTACCTTGCGTGCCCTGGCGACGGCCAGCGTATTGACCAGAGCCTTGTGGCCGACTCGCTGGAACGCCATGTCTGGCGTGGCTGGGTATTCCTGATCAAACCAGGCGAAGTCGCCCTTGAAGTCGGTGAAGACCTTGGCCTGCCGCCATGCCATCTGCTCGTCGCTGAGCCCGAACGTCTCCTGATACTCGGCTTCCTCTGGCGATAGTTCGAAGTCAGGCGGCACCTCGCGCTGATACTCGCGCTGGATGAACCAGGGGATGAAGACGGCCATGTAGTCGCTTTTCTCAGCGACGGCAAGCGTCCACATTTCATGGAAGAGGTTGGCCAAGCCGTTGGCCGTCGACTCCAGAATCGCCTCACTGCCTGCAACCAGGGGCAGCGTCTGCCCGAGGCCGGCCATGATGTTGATTGCGTTCGGCCAGAACGCCACTTCTGATCCGTGCAGGTACTGGATCGTGTCGGAGCGGCCGGCGTGCTTACTGCCTGCCGTGGCAACCTTGTAGCCACTGCGCAGCTTTGCGAAGTTCAGTTCTGTGTCACTGTTGTTCTTCGTGGCCGGCTTGAGCGTGGCATCGCTCAGCTCGTAGTACGTCTTGGCGATCCGGAACAGGTTCTGAGTCGCCGCGTCGAGGTGGGTGATGATCATCGTGCGCTTGCCGAAGCGCATGCTGGTGCGTTTGTAGAACCTAGCCGCCACGTAGGTGCTGATACCCTGCTGCCGCCCTTTCAGCACGATGACGCGAACCCAGCCCCTCGCCGCCAGCTGCTGCTCGATCTTCTCATGCAGCACGCGCTGGGCATCGTTCCACTCGAACGGCAGCACCTTACCGCTCTTGTCGCGGATCTTCAGGTTCTTGGCGCAGTAGAGCTCGTCATCCTCGATGAGCCTGGCCAGGAGATTGTCGGCTGTGGACATGCGCACCCTCACTTCTGTGAGGGCTACGCGATGTCACTAGCTGCACTCTGTCTAGCCTACAACTGCAATGGCGATGATATGGACGACGTTCAGGTATGGGTTGCGAATGTCGACCGGCGAGCCAGTTCCCACTGAAATCTGCTCAATAGCGCCGTAATCAACCGGCACGCTGCCCTCGTTGCTGTACCAAATATTCACCTGCGAAGGGCCCGCACTACCACGACCCAAAATGTTTTCAGTAGCACTAGGCTGTGCAACGGCCCCAGTCGTATTGTTCTCTCCCCGCAGCTTCAACTTAACATCATGACTGTGCGACGGCAGCTGATCTGTGGTGAGTGTCGCGCTGTCGTTACCGCCTATTTCACCGACATCTGAAACCGCACTCCCCCGCAAGGATCGGCCGATAGAGTTCGGCACCCCGAACGTCGTTATACCGTCCCCCCCGTAGCGATCCCCCAACAGTTCAGCGGCTTCTGGGTAGTCCGCCACGTTATAGATGGCACCGTCCATCACCACCCATCCAGCAGGTATAACGCCGTGGCATATCGACTTAACGTCGCCCACGCTATACGTAGCGCTACCGACCAGCGCTACAGTGCCGCTTTTATCGGGCAGCGTGACCGTGCGCGCAGCGGTCAGTGACGCAGCGCTGATCGTCGCCCGGCCTATGCCGAACGACGTCCGAAGGGTCCCGCGCAGATCGCTCAGCCACCGCATAGGATCAGCTCGGGATCACGTAGGAAACGAGCATGCGTGCCGCGCCTTCAGTCGCGCCGCCGGCACTATAGGTCGCGATCAGATCCTGGTCAGTAACTTCGGCGGTAGCGGCTGGATCGACCTCGAATACAGTGCCAGCGGCAGCGGTCAGATCGACCTGAGTGCTGCCCAGGTAGCGCGACAACTCGCCTGTCACGCCGATCGAGAGCGATGGAGCGCCATCGAACGGCGCGTCAACGATAATCGCAGCCAAGCGCACGACCGCGTTGGCCGGCAGTTGGAACATGGCCACGGTACCGGTCGAGTCGAACTCAAGGTCGGTGGTGTCGGTCGCCTCGAGGTTGGTCGCAGATGCCGAAGCCCCCCAAGACAGATTGCCGGTGCCATCGGTCTTCAGGACGAAGTCCGCAGTACCGTAGTTCGCCGGCATTTTGAAGTTCAGGTTCTGAGTCATGCCGGTGTCCGGCCGGCTGATTGTCAGCGTCCAGTCATCGCCAGCGCCTGCAGCCCCCTCGTTCAGCGTCAGGCTATCGCCGCTGGCCTGGATGCTGCTGCCCACCAACGGTACGTCATCGGTGTCGTCAGCATTACGCGCACGGACCTTGCCGCCCGCGCTCTTCAGCTGCAGTCCGTTGATGCCCAGTCGAAACAGGGTGCTGAATGTGCCGCGTAGGTCGAGAAAGCGCATGGTGGTTACCTCAGTTTAGGTTGAGCACAACGAAACCAGAGCCGGCTGTTGCGCCTGCGCCTGGGGTGATTTCGAGATAGATGCCAGTGCCCGCGGCTAGCGATGCACCCGGCGTGGATTCGTAGGTCGCGGGGTAGTCGGGCGCCACCTGATCGCTGTCGAGCAGCACTGCGCCGGCCTGGGTACGGATGCGTAGTGCAGCGTCCTCGCCGTCAAACGGCGTCGCTACGATCAACTGCACGGACACCAACAGGCCTGAGTCGCTGAGCACGTGCAGCAGGCGCGGAGACGCATCGCCATAGGCGAAGGCAATCGGCGGCAGTACCTGGCCGCTCTCTCCCTTCGGCCCGCGCAGCCCTGCAGCGATGACAGCGCGCGGAGCCTTCTGGCGAACAGCAATTGGCCCTGGCCGCTTCTGTACAACGGCAACGGCCGAGCTGGTGCGCGCAGCGCGGGTGGCGATCGCTGTCACGTCGTCACCTCGCGAGTTACCTCGATCGGGCTGATCGCGGTCAGCTTGTAGACCTGACCGCCCGGGGCGATGACTTCGGCCTCGTAGACGCCCTTGCTCCAGTCCAGCGCCTCGGACTGCTCGGCGGTCATGGTCAGCACGAACTGGCTCAACGCAACGTCGACGGTTACCAGACTGTCGGGGCTCTGTGCCGGATCGCTGTCCCAGGTATGCAGCAGCTCGCCGCCAATGGATTTGCGCACCTGGGCACGGCACCGCCAGCCTGTGATATCTGCTGGCTTCGGTACGATCAGCAGACCGGTACCTGAAAACGGACGCCAACAATGGGCGTTCACGCCGTTCAGTTCCAGGGTGTCGGCGTCGATGACTTTCGGGTAAACCCAATCATCTGCCGGCGTGTTCAGCTCGGCCGGAGTCTTCACGCACTCGATGCGCACCGGCCAGCCGTCCGGCACGCCATGGTTCTCGACAGTCAACCGGGCCGGCGCCGTCTGCGGCATCGCAGTGATCACCGGGTACGGAGACATGAACTCTCCCTCGGCATACATGATGCCGAACTCGAAGGTCTCGCCTCGGTAGATGGTGATGGGGATTTCAGGCGCCGACATGCCGATGCTCCTTTTCTCGATAGGCACCGACGCTATGTCACTGATCACACCTGACAAGCATCCACAAAAAAGCCCGCACTCGGCGGGCTTTCTCGCACCAGCATCTGTCAGGACGGTGATTCGCTGGCGACCAGCACCAGATCCATTGCGCCCTGGAACACGGCACCGGCACTGGCGATGCGCATATCGCTGCGCAGGATCGGGCTGCGGCCGACGTCAGGCACCGGCAGCGACAGCCGCTGCAGGCCGTAGACGCTGACCTGGCCAACATCGCGCGCCAGGTCGTGCGCAGCAACGGATTGCACAGCGACAGCAGGCAGGCCAGTGTCGCGCGCCGGCTCAGCCATAACAGCGCCGCCGGCCAGCGCCAGGGCGATCAGAGGTACCAGCATGGATTTCGTCTTGAGCATGGGGAAAGCCTCTTGGTTGGTGACGAATCGATCAGATCGACTGCACCACCTGGGTATGTCACTGCGCGGCTCTGGCAACTATCCCTCGCCCATCAGGCGACGCAAGCGCTCTTCATACGGCTCTTCATGCTCCTGCTCGTCGAGGTTATAGGCCTGGCGCTCGAGCGGAATCAGGTTCTTGAGTGCTGATGACAGGTCGCGCACCACGCCAGCATGCGACGCAAGGCTCACCAGTTTCAGGAGTTGGCTACGCCGCCGGCTGTTCTCGTCGCCGGCCGTTTCTTCGTGAATGGCGTCCTCGATCTCTTCCCGGCTGGTCGCGGCCTGCTCCAACTGCATGAACAGCATCGACACAATGTAGTGACCCTTGGCGATATCCCGGCGATGCCTTCGTACCACGTCCGCCCCAGTGTTTGCGGCTGCTTCGACGATTTCCTTGTCGCGCGCGTTCGGGGCTCGTACCTCTTCTCGTACCAGCTTCTCCTTCACCTTATCGCGCACAGCACCTGCCAGATCCTTCTGCCAGTTCTCAGCCTTCGCCTTCTTCCTGATCATTCCTTCGCTGACGCCGTACTTCTTGCCCAGCATCACGTTGGATAGCTGGCCTGCACGGTACTCGTTGTGGATAGCCTCCCAGTCAGGCTTGTTGTCTGCCATTGCACACCTCCAACATCTCTATCCATGGCTGCTCATGCTCTGCTATGCAGCCCAACGGCAGCCACTGCACACCAGCAGCAGTGCATGCCTGGCTCATAAGCAACGACTCGGCTCCAGTCATATCTGCGGCCACCATCAGGCGGATGGCCGTCGGCAGCCTGGCGTAGCCGAGTTGTACGCCATAGCTGATCACCTGCCCTATCGCTCCCAGAATGGCGCGCTGCTCGTCCCCGGCTTTCTTCACCTCCAGAGCGGTGATGCTCCCGTCTGCGTGAAACAGCACGAAGTCGACACGCCCACGCGGCAGGGGATACTCACGCTCCCAATGCAGGATTACGGGCAGACCAGCCGCCTCGGCGAACTGGCCTTGCTCCAGCAGAACCTGCACCAATTGGCACACGCCAGCTTCCGCACGCAGAAAGCGACCGCGGTCGGCGACCAACCTGGCAACAGCGTTGTCGCGCCTACCCATCACGGCCACCGTCACAACCTGTCACAGTGACAGCAGCGTGACCGGTCACACTGTCCAGCGTGACTGCGTTCGGCTGCACTGCCTGCATCGCAGCCCGGCGCAGCTCATGAATGCGAGTGCCATTGGCGCGGATGTGCTCGGCCAACTGCTCGGCCGCGCCGATGATCACCTCGCCCAGCGCCTCGAACTGGCAGGTGATATGCCCATCGTTCACGCTGTGCTGCACGTCCTGGCCGTCGAACTGCACGGTGATCTGAATACGCCAGCGCTGGCCACCTGGCTTGCGCACTCCGAACGGACGGGCGATATACAGGCGGTAGATGCCATGGCGCGGCACCTGATGCTCGACGAACAGGCGCCGCGGCCCGTCGTTGAATACCTCGGCCAGGGTTTTGCCCTGGATCTGGTCAGCCGCCTCCTGGGCGACCTCCTGCAGGGTTTTGGCTTCCATTACGCGCTCCTACGTGAAATCTGACGGCCTGCATCAGCCTGACGCCTTGCGGCTTCACGTAGCGCCGCGCGCCGGGTGCGCCAACAGTCGGTTACGCTACAGGCGTAGCGCGCTATCTCTGGATGCATGCGGTATGGATGTACGACGTTCGGCTCTGGCTGCGGCTCACGCCTGCTGGTGATCAGATGCTCGGCCACTCCGAATCGGAATGCGCCAGCGTGATCGAGCCAGGTGAAGGTGACGATGAATACAGTGCGGCCGGCGCGGAGTTCGTCGGCACGGTAGGTCTTGCGTCGCATGGTCTGCCCCCATGTTCGCGATTGGTTGGGAGGGTTACGGCGCCAACTTGCACACCCTGTGCAAGCTGACGAGCTCTTCCTGCAAACTCAGGATCTGAGCTCGCTGGACTTTGAGGCCGGCAACGAGGGCTGGATAAGCTCGTCGAGCAGCGGCTGTAAGTTCTGGGGTTCCTGCATCAGGCTCGCCGGTAACGGCCCCGGCTGCCCCCACTCGCACTGCGGGGCAGGTGGCAGCGACTCGCAGCCCGCAAGTGCCATCAGCAAGGCAGCGATACATAGAGTCGGCATAGTCTTCGGCACGTTGTTTCTCCTTCAGAAAGGCGCTCTCGCGCGCCGCCTGGTCGTTGGCCAGTTCGCGTTGCAGTCGCATGGTCCCGCGCAGGGAGTTGGCTGCAGCCGCGTGCTGGCTGGCCAAGGTCACGGCGTTGTCTCGCTCAAGCGCAACGGTGTCGAGGCGCAGCCAGAGCAGCGCTATGGCAATGGCCATGGCCATGCAAGCGGCAACCAGGGCGCGGATCACTGGACGCTCCAGCACTTGGCGTGGCGCTCAAGCTGGCGAGTCCACACGCCATGGCAGACCTTGTTGCCTGGTGTGGCGCAATCGAACCGCCAGCGCGTCGGCTTGCCATCCTTGAACCTGAACGGCTCCCAGCCCTTGATGTATCGCTCACTGGTCACGAAGCGGTATTGCAGCAGCGCGTTGCAGGCCTTCGGATGGTTGCCGGCGATCAACTCACGACGCATATCCGACGCCCGCCAGGTGCCAATGCCGTACTGGCCGGTGAAGTCGATGTAGAGGTCGTATTCCTCCTGATACAGCTTCACGCCTGGCAGCGATGCCTGGAATCGTCGCTCTTCCTCGCTGTGCAGCGCCCTGGCCAACTGCTGGGCGCGCTCGCGGGTGATGGGAGGATCTGCGAGGGTGACGCGCGTACCGTCTTCGTAGCGGGTCGAGCCGTGGCCGATGGTTGGCACGTCGCCCTTGGTTGGGATGTGCGGTGCAAGCAGCTCGACGCCATCCTTCTGCACCACCGGGCTTTCGCCCTCGCTCTTGATCCAGGCGCCGAAGCCGGCCAGGCTGAGCGTCAGCGCCGTGACGGCAATTCGATTGCGGATGCTCATTGCTGCCTTCCTTCGAGGCCGCACCGCTCGCGCAGCGCCTCGATGCGCGCCAGGCTCTCGGCCTGCTCGCGCTTGTCGCGTCGGTGCTGGAAGTAGAAATTCACCGCCAGGCCCATGACGGCGATCAGCACGCCTGAGAGGCCTATCCAGTTGATCTGCGCCAGCCAACCCAGCACACCGGCTATCGCGCCGGCCTGAGTCACCTTGTTGGCTGCGGCAGCGCCAACTACCTCGACCATCCCCTCATGAACTTGCTGTGCCATGCCATCGCTCCCGTGCTGGCTTCGTGTGCATGGAAGGCCACGCTATGTCACGCGCCGGAATCTGCAAGCGCTTGCAGATTCCGGCGCGTGACATAGCGTCGGAACCTCACTCACAAAGAGGGCATCACCCATGGGGCAGCAGAAGTTCAACATCGACAAGGTGAGCGACGATCAGTACTTCGCCGTGACCGAAGCCATGGCGCTGGCAGGCGCTGCATTTGAAGAGAAAGGCCCGGAAACCCTGCTGATCATCAGCCTGGGTGCCGAAGGCCATAACGACGCAATCCTTGCAGGCCACCTAGGCGATGGCCGCCTGGAAAAGCTGGAAGAATTGATGCAGCAACTGAAGGATCAGATCGGCACGCTTGGCGAGCACGACGATGCTTCAGTCCTGCATCTTGAGGAAGGTCCGGCCTAAGCCTCGCTCAGCACCCAAAGCGACTTTTTCACGTCATCCGGTGTTGCCGGCTCTGCCGGCATCGCCACCGTAGTCGTCGCGCCGAACTCTTCGGACAACACCTGCTGGATACGCTGCATTACTGCCGACTTCACGCCATTTGGAACTCCGGTTACCACTACATGCGCTACCGGCGGGATCTTGATTTCAAGGGTCGTCATCTGAATTGCTCCGTTGATGGTCATCTTTTTCCGCAGTTGCGCGGGCACCGCCATTGGGCTGTTGAAAGGCGTCCTGCGCAGGTAGGGCTGGAATGCATCACTCCACGAATCCCCCCGGTACCGCCGCTGGCGTACCGTGTCCCACGCAATCCCCAAGCGCGCAGCCCAATCACGCGCCGGCATTTCCATCGATACCTGAACCACACGCCCGCCCAGCGACAGCCGGACAGGAAGATCTGCAGCACACAGAACGTCTTCGCGCATGGTCCCCTCCCACTTAATGAATCAGCCCTGCATCACGCAGGATCTTGTACTGCTCGGCCAGCCAGGCCTGGAATACTGGGTCTTTCACTTGTCGCCGCCCTTCCACTCCAGCGCCCTGGCGCTATCCAGTGCTGACTTCACGCTGCAGGCGGCATCGTGCTGGTCGACAGTGACGCAGTTGTCCTCGTCCTCGATCTCGTCGCGCATGTAGCCCTGCAGGTACACGCCAGTGGCGTCTCGCAGGGTGCGGAGGGCCTCGAGTTCGGCGTATAGGCCGGCAGGGATGCGGTTCACCTGGGCAGGCTTCGCCAGTGCACTACCCTGCTGCTTCAGCGCATCGCGTGCGCCATCCTCGACGGCATAGAGTTGCAGCAGCTCGTCGACCACAGCCGTATCGCCGCGGTACCAGCGCTGGCCCAGTTCCGTCATGTGCCCATGCAGTTGGCTCAGCAATTCCGCCAGGCCAAGCTCTTTAGTTCCGGAGCGCAACGCTCTGCACGACTGTGTCAAAAGCCCCGAATAGTCCACGCGCATGCCCTTGTGATCGGCGGCCAGCAGTTCAAACGGATGCGGCGCAGCCAGCAACGGCTCGACCGGCACTACACGCTGATTCTCTGGAGCCAGTGCACGTTGCGCCTGGGTTGCGCCGAGCATTTCCCGTGCATCGTGCAGTGCGGCGCCATATGCTTCGAGACTGCATGCAGTGGTGAGGCGCTGGATCATTCCCCGCGCCGCTTCCAACTCCCCAACTACCGCCTTTACACGTGATGGAATGTCGGCATGGGAGTAACGAGTTAGAGCAGGTTCAGGACCGCGCAGAGCGATGGCCGTCTGACTGAGAAGGTCAGACTGGCGATTGCGCAGGGCGTCCAGCTCTTCGATCTCAGCCCGCAGCGACTCTATCCTCTGCTGCATGTAAACCGGGCATGTGTCGGCGTGGCGGTCGGGGTTCCAGGCGCAGTTGCATTCAACTTGATCAGTCATTTCAGTTCTCCATGGGTGATGCGCTCTGCGCTGCTTGCCCACTCGCTGCCGAAAACTTCCATCGACTCGAAGCACGGCGGTTCGGATTTGCTCTTGAAGCCGGCCAGCCAGTAGTAACCACTGTGCTGGGTGGCGCCGCAGTGGTCGCACTGCATCCAGGCGCCGAAACTGGGGGCGCTCTGGCGCCGGTATAGGTGCTGCCTCATGCCTGGCCACCGTGCTTGTTCAGGAACTTCCTGCACTTCGCCTTCACCGTCTCGCCATTGCGCTGGTCGATGGCGTCCTCACCGTGAATGACCACGTCGCGAAGCAGTCTCAAGGCTTCCTTCAGGTGATCTTTGGCAGCCTCAGACTCTGCGCGCAGGGCGACAAGCTCCTGCCCAAGATTGTGGAAGTGGTCGCTCACAGTGGCACCTCCTGCTTTTTCAGGTCGCGCAGCAGCGCCCGGTACTTGGCCTTGATCTGCTGCAGGTCTTCGATGGTGTACTTCTTGGGTTCGTGGGGGCCTTCCAGCCAGGCCACGGCGTCGGTGCCGATGCGCTGCACCAGATTGAGCCGGTATTCCACGATGTTTCCGGACTTGTGCTGATTGCAGGGCACGCACTGCTTGTGGCAGTTCAGGGGCTCGAAGCGCAGCGCCGGGTTGCTGCCGACGGTGCGGTAGTGGCCAGCGTCGTACTTGCCCTGGTGGTGACGGCCGCAACTGATGCAGGGCAGCAGGCGATCGCGTTCGCGTATCCAGGCATTGAAGGCGGCCTGTGCCTCACGCATGTAGTCGCCCTTGGGCTTGATGCGCTCCCGCGCCGCGCGCAGTTCCTTCCGACCGAGTTCGTCGATCGCCTTGCGCGCCTTCTCTCGGTTCTCCGACACCACCGCCAGGGCGCATGCGATCTCGCCGCACACGGCCTGGAACGGACGCACAGGGACGAACATCGCCTGGCAGGCCTTGCAGCGCTTCTTGCGTGCGCGTGGCTTGATACCGCTGACCTTTGCCTTCAGCGGCGTCTTGCGCTTCAATTCCGTGCGCTTCACGCTGGCACCTCGCTGGACTTCTCGCGCTCAGGGGTGAAGTCGCCGCGCAGCGGCATCAAAGATCGTTCCCGGAAAAGGGCATGACCTTCCTCGAAGAAAGCCTGGCCATCGCTGTGGCGAACACCCATACCCTTGACGTTACCCACGCATAGCCAGCCTTCTCCCGTCGAATAGCGGGTTTCGCCGTTGCTCGGAGCCACATACAGGTCACCAGGCGTCAGGTACTGAACCAGTTCGACAACGCGCCCGATGTTCTCCGGCACCTGCTTGCACCTGACGACAAGTGCCTCGTCTCCAACCTTGAACTGGCTCACTGCTCACGCTCCCCAGGCATCAGGTCAGTCATGCGTTCGATGCCCTCTTCCGTCATGTCCGGCCAGTAGACGGCGATCAGGTGCTGGCAGATGCCCCGCCAGAACTCTTTGAAGCGCTCTTCGGTCATGTAGTCGAAGGCGATCGACTCCGGCACCTGGCGCATGACGCGGCCCAGGTCGGGAATGTCGAAGGCTTCGAATGAGCAGCACACGCCTGCGTCGAGCTGCAGTTTCTTGATGGTGGTGTGGGCGTCGAGCCCCTGGAACTTGTCGACCTGCTCGGCCACCACCCGGCCGAGGGCGTGCACCAGCCTATGGAATTTCACATTCCTGGCTTGCTTGATCTCGCAGCGGACCTGATCGTTGATCCGATACTCGCGCTCTTTGCACAGGAAACGGTCGATGCTGCTGTCGGCCACCAGGGCCTTTAGCACCTCACCGGTTTCCTGATCGACTACGGCGCGCCAGCGCATGTAGATCGGGCGCTGGGCACGTGCCTGGCGCTTCTTCTTGGCCTCTGGTGTCTCAGCCTTTGGTCTTGTGGCTGTCGCTGCCTTACCCATGGCGCACCCCCTGCTGATCTGTGTTCAGGGCCGGCTGATCCCAGCCATAGGCACGGTTGAAGCACAGGGCGCACATGCGTATGTACTGGGCGCCAACGGCGCTCACCGGCTCGACCTGGCCGCGAATGTCATAGAAGCGATCGCCGATCTTGGTGATGACGTGATCGCTGTCATACCAGGGCTCAGCATCAGGAAACGCCTGCTTGAGCAGCAGATAAACCCGGAAACAGCCTCCATTCAGGCCGTACCGAGCCATATCCGGGTGCACGTCGCGCAGGGCAGCGAGGAATGCGAGTACGTCAGCCATTGGCGCCACCCTCGGCCATCGCCCTGTCGATAGATCGATCCACGTCCGACTGACGGAAGCGAACGCCAGTCATCCAGATCGGGGTACTCAGGTAGAATGGATGCGCGTTTTCGCTTTTGTCGCGCAGCCACAGATACCGCGCTGAGTTCGCACGCAGCCGGCCATTCTCTTCCAGCAGCGACAGGATCTCCTGCGGCTCAGTCAGGCGCTGGTACTCTTCGATCTGCGCCGGCAGCAGGGCTGCCTGTTCAGCAGTGAAGTCTTCGCCGTGCGCATCGCGGAGCATGATCAGCGCCAGTTCGTGCAGGCGCTTTTGCTGTTCTGCGTTCACTGGTCCACCTCCTGCACCAGGGCAATGATGCTTTCCACGCCCTTGGCGAAGCTGGCAGGCTTGGATTGCATGCACTGGCGCAGGCGTTCGACCAGTTGCGGCCGGCCACCCTGCAGCTCGAGCAGCAGGCGACCATCGCGGACGATATCGAGCGCGTGCTTGCGGCCTTCGAGGTATCCAACTCGGTCGAAGTGGCCCTTCTGGGCGATTGGCAGATGGGCGAGCATGTTCATTTGGTACCGCCTTCGACCAAGGCGGCCGGAACAGACACTACGTCGCCCAGTTCGAACTGCACGATGGCACGCATAGCCGCCACCAGAGGCTGGTCCGGATGATTGAACGAACGGCGGCGATGCTTGCGCTCATTGCCGAAGATCGTGGCACCCCAGACGCCTGACTCATACCAGCCATTGCGCTCGTCGAAGTTGCCGTAGTTGCGGTGCACCATGCTCTTGGGTGGACTGAGCAGGACGCCATACTTCTGGGTCAGCGGGCCGCCCTGGCTCCAGTCACTGGTTGGCGATAAGGTCAACGTCTGCGGGCTGTCCTCTTCCTCTGGCTCACAGAAACGCACATCGCAGGTTCCGTCGGTGTAGTTCCAAATCTGCAGGCCGTATGCACCAACAGCAGTACCTACAGCCCAATCCAGCGCCAACCCGGTCAAATCCCCGACCTTCACCTCGATCATGTCACTCACCGCACACCTCCCCGGCCGATCACGGCCAAACGCCCGTCGGCCACCAGCACACGGCGCTGGCCACGGATCAGAATCAGTTGGTCACCCTCACGCGCTACGCAGTAGTTGCGCGAGAGCAGGAAATCGACGGACTCCCGCAGATCGCTCTGCAGGCGGCGCTCAAGCTTCATGGTTGTCACCTCGGCGGATGCGGAGCTTGGCCAGCAACTGCTGGCGGGCCTGTTCTCCGGTGAGTTTGTCCAGGCCCTGCACGCGCATGACGCGCTGCACGAACCGTTCACCGCGGCGCTCGGCCTGCTCTGGCGTCAGTTCGCGGCCTTCGCTCTGGTCTTCGATGCCCTGGCGCGGCTGTTCCAGCGGCAGGCCCAGCGATGCACGGCGGCGCAGCTGGTAGTACGCATGGTCGAAACGCTTGCGCAGCGTCTCTTCGGGAATGCTGCTGCAGCGCAGGTTGAACCAGCCGACGGCCTCGCCAGCCAGGCGCACAGCCTCATGGCTCCAGTTGTGCCGGCCAGGGTTCGTGCAGTGGCGCACCACCTCACGCCAGGCAATATCGTCTGCCGGAAAACCCAGATCCTCGGCAGTCGGCGTGCACAGCTTCACGAACTTGCCCACGCTGGGCGCGAAGTCGGTTTCGAGTTGGCGGCACGCCTCGATGCCGTACCGCAGTTGTTCGATGGTGAAGATTCCGGACTTCATGAAGCCCTTCACCCAGGTGCGCTTCGCACGCTTCTCTGCGTCCTCGTTCGGCCAGGCCTGGCGCCATGCCGGGAAGATGCTTTTCAGCTCGTCGAACAGCGTGTTCACGATGCGCGCCGTCTCGGCATTCGGCTTCTTGGCCACGTTGTCGCGGACCTGCTCAGCAGGCAGGTTCGGCAGCGTCTTCACCACGTCGATTGCGGGTTTCATACACCATCGTCCTCTTCGATCCAGTCCACGTCGTTAGCGCCCTTCTTCACCGGCTTGGCCAGCCCTCGCTCTACCAGCCTGGCCTGCGAGGTACGCATCCAGCGTTGCCAGGTGGCCTTCCAGTCAGCCATTGGCTTGCCGTTGCCCTTCCAGTAGTCGAGGAACTGCTCCAGCTCCCAATCCAGATTCACGTCGGGCGCCTTCTCCTTCGCCCAATCCAGCATTTCGGTTGTCACCAAGAACGGCAGCGGTAGCGGCCTCTTCGGCTTGGCGCGTGAGCCTTCCGCCGCCGGCTTCTTCGCCGGCTGTCCCTGTGACTGGTCACCAAGGGGGACTACAGGGGGTTCTATTCCCTCTCCCTGTCCCTTCCCTGTCCCTCTCTTAGCCGTGACATGTCCGTGACCTGTCACCGTGACATGTGCGTGACCGGTCACACCGTCACCGCCCTGCTCAAGCGCCGCGAACGCCTCGCGCAGCACGCTGGTCGGTGTGTTCCACGCCAGCACCTGGCCTGCGCTACGCAACGCTTCAAACATCACCGCGCGGTCCTCTCGCTCCTTGCGCTTGCGCTCGCTCTCGTTCGCCTTCGCCGTCCTGTGCTCGACTCGCTGCGCCCAGGCGTCTATCGCCTTCTCTGCGACCACGGGGTGGTACAGGCGCCCGTCTGAGCACTTCACGAACCCGCGCAGCGCGCCATCGCGCACCTTCTTCCAGATCTTCAGGTCACGGCCGAACCCTGCATAAGCAGCCAGGGCCTGTTCGGCATCCGGCAAAGAGCCGGCCGGTACCTGATTCCAACTTGCGCACCACAGCAGCACCGCGGCGCGGAACTCGTCACCGCTCGCCTCGATCGCCAGGTCGCTGTCACGCAGCCTGTTCACATCCAGCGGCATGAACGGCAACCCACGCAGATCAACGTCAGCAGGCACCAGCGGCGCCGGCAGATCAGTGGCTGTCATCAGCACCCTCGGCAGCCAGGTAGTCGGTGACGATCTGCACTGTCGCCTGCTCGGGTGTCATGCCCTTGCTGCGCGCGTAGTGCTCAAGCCTGATGCGCTGCACCGCAGGCATTTCCGCCATCGACTCGCGCGCCAGATCGTCGATCTGTTCCGGTGTTGGTGTTGTCATGCCCATAAGGGCCTCCCGAGGGCCTTCAGGCCGCTGCACTGGTTGCTTTACGCTCTTCCTCGTCGAGCCAACGCTCGACGATTTCCCGCACAAGTACCGCGCGGCGTTTCCGCTGCTTACGGCACTGGTCCTCGATGCGATCGAGGGTTTCATCGTCGAAACGCGCCTTGATTTCGTTGTGCTTCACCGGGGGAAACATGCAGAACTCCTTACGCCACCTCTTGGGCCGGCACCTGATCCATGAACCTTTCTGGGTACAAGATCTGGAGTTCTGTCAGTTCGCCGCCGAAGACCAGGCACAACTTCTCGGCCAGCCCCGGCGAAGCGGTTTGTTTGCCGCGCTCAATGCGGGAGAGGTTCCCGGTATCGAGGCTGCAGTTGATTTCGTGCAAGCGGTCGACGACGTGCTGCAGACGCCATCCACGCTGCTTGCGTGCTTTTCGCAAAGGGGACATGCAACACCTCCTAGGTGGTCTCCTGAAAATATTCTGCTCTATAAGCAGATTGCACGGCAAGCAGAATCTGCGCAACAAGCTTTGTCGTCTGCGCTGGACTCAAGGAAAATTGGCGTATGAAGATTGGCGCAACTATTCGAGCTGCACGCAAAGCGAAGAAATGGACGCTGGAACGTCTCGCACATGAAGCGGGTACTGACACCGGCAACCTTTCTCGCTTGGAGCGTGATATGCAGGGAGCAAACAAGGATCTCCTAGAGAGAATCCTGCAGCTCCTTGATATCTCTTTGGGCGGCTCTCAGAACTTCGACACCAATATCAGCGAGGCCCTGCACGTTAAAGGACGGGTGCCGCTGATCTCTTGGGTTCAGGCAGGCTGCTGGAGTGAGGTGTCCGATATCTACGCGGTTGGCGACGCCGAAGAATGGCTGCCCTGCCCCGCAGCCCACGGGCCGCGGACCTTCGCCCTGCGGGTGCGCGGACTATCCATGTACAACCCGAGCGAACGCCACTCCTTCAACGATGGCGATATCATTTTCGTCGATCCAGATCGAGATGCGATTCACAAGTCGCTGATCGTGGCCAAGCTCACCGACACCCAGGAAGCCACCTTCAAACAACTGCTTATCGAAGGTGATCAGCGATTCCTTATGGCCCTTAACCCGTCCTGGCCGAATCGTATCTTCGGTATCAATGGCAACGCAGAGATATGCGGTGTCGCGATCGCCAAGCATGAGCCTCTGATCTAGCCCTCACCCCGAATAGCACAAACCAAGCCCGCCATTGAGCGGGCTTTTTTTTGCGACCTTTCTATTTTCTGCTCTTGACACAGATTTGAGTCTGCTCATAATGCAAACCATAAATCTGCTCTTTAAGCAGAATTTGCGAGGTCGAGAATGTATCTGCATCCCGAAAAGATCAACAGCGCACAGCCGCTTCCGTATCCGGGTCTGCCGGAGCGTGAGGCAATCCGCAAGCGCGCACTGGGCATCATGCAGCGCCAGGTGCTGAACGAGCTGCAGCAGGGCGAACCGAAGCTGTGCCACGCCTTCACCCAGTTCTGCACCGATCGCTTCGACGAAGCCACCAGCTATGCCCTGTGCGTCTCTCGCATCGTTGGCGACAAGGCCGAGCAAAAGAAGGCCGACAAGCTGGTCACCGATCATGTCGAGAAGTGCCGCCCGCTCTTCGTAGCCGAAGAAGTCGAGCGCCGCATCATCGGCGCCAAGCTCGAAGCCCTGGGCCTGCAGCCATGAACCGCAGCGACGCATGGCGCCGGAACCTCGATCCGCGCGATCCCAACTACCTCGATCCGCTCGACGAAACCGAGCAGGCCGAGCAAGAGGATGACCAAGCCTGGCTGGCCGAGTGCCGCGAGCAGGATGCAGAGGTGGCTTATGTCTAAGGCAGCCCACTACCGCGCCCCCGCTACTGGTCAGTTCATTTCTGAGAAGACCGCGAAACACCTCGACCTGATGTTCATGGCTGAGGACTTCAAGCGCTGGGCCCTCCAAGCATCTGCAACTGGCCGTAAGGACGAAGCGCGCGATATGGCTCGTCGTCACAACGAACTGAAGCGTGAAGCTCAGGCAGCACTTCGTGATGCGGAGGTGGCCCATGTCTGACTGGAGCAAAGCCAAGGCCCGCCAGGTGATCGACAACCAGATCGCATTCGAGGGCAAGTCGCAGATGCCATCCCAGCAGAGCGGCGAGGGAATGATCCAGTTGGCCTATGCCCTCGGCCTGCTGACCGATCAGGAACTGCAAGGCCTGACCGACCAGCTCACCGAAACCGTGAAGGCTCGCCGCAAGCAACTGCGCGACAACCAGAACGCGGCCCTGCTGGGCCTGGGGGTGCCTCATGCCTAACCCATTCACAGGCACCAGTTTCGCCGAGGCATTCGCCCGCGCCACTGCGGCCGGCGTGACCGATATCCGCCAGATCAAGCGAACCGTCCGCCGCCGCGGCACTTGGTTCATCACCTGCGAGGTGCCGTCATGAGCCGTTTCACGAAAGACGCCCTGCGCGCTGCCGCTGTGTGGCTCGCCATCTGGGGCGCCTGCATGGCAGCAGCCCTGATCACGTACGGAGTACCGCACGCATGACAACAACAGCCACAGCACAGGACAGCCTGATCCGCCTGCCCGAAGTGCTGAAGAGAACCGGCCTGTCGCGCAGCTCGGTTTACCGACTGCTCGACGCCGGCGACTTCCCGGCCAAGCGGAAGCTGATGGGAACCGGCCGCAGTTCTCCCGTCTGCTTCTCGGCAAACGAGGTGCAGGCCTGGATCGATCAACGCAAGAACCCCGCCAACGACGGCGAAGAACAGTAGGACGGCAACCATGGCAACTCAGGACAAAGTCGCGCCGAAGATGGCGTTGTGGGAATCGGTGAAAACCACCGACAAGGACTTCACCAAAACTCAGAAGTTGGAAGGCCGCGACGTTACCAGCATCAACGGCATGTATGTCGTTCAGCGCGCCACCGAGACTTTCGGCCCGATCGGCAAGGGCTGGGGCTACGAGATCCTTGCGGATCGCTTCGACCAGGGCGCCCCGATCAGGGACAAGAAGACTGGCGAAGTGATCGCCCATGAGCAGATGCACACCATCCTGCTGAAGCTCTGGTACGTGCATGGCGGCAAGCGGAACAACGTCACTCAGTACGGGCACACCCCTTTCGTTCGTGAAGGCTCATGGGGGCCATACACCGACTTCGATGCCCCGAAGAAGAGCCTCACCGATGCCATCAAAAAGTGCCTGAGCCTGCTCGGCTTCTGCGCTGACGTGCACCTCGGCATGTTCGAGGACGAGATCTACCTGCAAGGCCTCGACCTGAAGAAGCGCCTGGAAGAAGCCGGCGAAGGCGGCAAGCAGGAAGTTATGAACGAGGCAAAGGCTGACTTCCGCGCGTGGGTTGAAACCCAGATCGAAGTGATTGAAGCCACCAACAACCAGCGCGCGCTGGAATCCATGCGCAAAAC